TTTACACAACTGCGAAAACACTTTAATTTGCTGACCTCTCTCTACGAGAAAACACAGCGGTACTGAAGTAGCTTTCGCCATCTCCACCAAGTTGACTAGAATACACAACTTTGCCAAAAGCTTGTGCGGTAGCAAAGTATCTTTGATACAGTAGTCTGCAACCTCTCCCAACTTGTGTGGGTCACCACCTTGAAAACGAGCGAAAATTTCTCTCGGTGGCATGTCCAACTTTTGGTCGCCGAGGTAGAGCTGCGCGACGCTGTTCAATTTGTAACTATCCAACTTGTACCCTTTCTTCACCTCATGGAACAGGTCAAAAATAAACCGACCACTCATGGGTAAAAGTTTGAGTTCATTATCACCGAGAGCACTCGAAGATAATTTTTTGTAGACGAGTTCACATGGTCTATCTTTAAATTTACCCAAGTTGTAAAATTCTGGACCACACCCACAGAGAACGGCGCGTTTCATGATGTATTCCAAATCAAAACCAAAAATATTCCACCCCGTGATGACGTCGACATCGGCTTTACGAAGATATTTTTGAAACGCCTCGAGCAATGCCTTCTCGGTGTCAAAACTTTGAACTTTGACACCATCGGTCTGTTTGTAGCAGAGACACACCTCCTCGTAAGGTTCATCGGAACCAAAGCGACATAGGGTCAACGCAATCTGAAAACAGCAATCACCAGGAACGTCTGCATCTGGAAATTTACCCGTACTGCTGTTACACTCAATGTCAACAGATGCCACCACAAACGGCGCGATGTCATCACGTTTCACTGGGGTGAGTGTTGTCCAGTCATTACAGAAAAGGTCGATGTCCACATGGGCCAGGTAGGAGCGCACGCACTTTGCTCCGGTGTCCAACCACCCCGTACTTTGGATACCCGTGCGATGCATCAGCCGAAGCATGGGATCCAAGTTGGCTTCGTAGGCGTGGAGTTTTGTCTTTCCCCTCACGAGTTGTATTCCATATTTGAGCGTGTTCGCGACGTACCGCCTTTTGGCAAGATTTGCGAAATCCAGGCGCATAAATGGAAACTCTTCATTATTCTGGAACCCCCACACATCTTTTGCCTTCTTTAAGCCATATCCAATTAAACACTCAGGACACCTTTTGTTGATCGCGTGATAAATTTCTTTCACCGTCGACGACTTTGCGTCAGGAAGCTTTATGTAAAAGTAAGGTGTAAATTCTGTCGTGACACAGACCGAGCGCCCATCCTCCGTCTTACCAAAGATGCTGATGAGGTGTCCATCTTCATCAGAATCCCTGGCTTCCCACGTCAATGCCTGAAATACCACCATGTGTAATAATGTCTCCAAAATTTTAATATAAGTTATATATAAACAAATGTCTGCGGCTTTGATTGAATTGGTCAGCCGAGGGGTCCAGGACACGTATACAACGTCTCAACCCGAGGTCAGTTTTTTTAGGCAAAACTACAAACGTTATACGAACTTTGCGATTAAGCCCGAACGTCTTGACTATATCGGCACTTTCGGCTCTAACAACGAGGTGACTATCCCTATTCGCAGCAAGGGTGACTTGTTATCCTACGTGTGGATCGAAGCGGCGGACATCGGTGATACGACTGGGGGGACTACCGGATTTTTTAGCAAAGGCGATGAACCGACGGAATTCTCCCTTTGGATTGGTGGTCAAGAGGTGTGCCGCCTCGATTCTTTGTACATCCAGGGTGTGCACAATTTGCTCTACCGCCCCGACGGTGCCAAGAGCAGCATGGCGGTGACGACGACCGACGTCAAGCCGAACGCCGTTGGATACTCTGGGTCCAAGGCGGGACACTACCTCATCCCGTTCTTCTTCTCTGAAGACTGGACCAAGTGCCTTCCATTGGTCGCCCTCGCGAACCACCAGGTGGAAATCCGCGTCAAGTGCCGCGCGAACTTCACCCCGAGTGAAACCCCGAAGGTGTACGCCAACTTCATCTTCTGCGACACGGAAGAGCGTGAATTCTTCGTGAAGAATGAGCAAAAGCTTCTCATTAACCAGGTGCAATACCAACCGATGAGCGCCACCGATACGGAAGTGGACCTCACCTATTTCAACCACCCGACCCGTGCGGTCCACGTGGTGTGCTCTAAGAACGATGGCGCCAACTGGGCGGCGAACTACAGCTTCGCCGAAAGCACGTTGTACATCAACGGCACCCCGTTGTTCGACGCTACATCGAATGTCTACCACCACACGATTGTCCCGGAAATGCACACGACATCTCTCCCGGATGACGTGTTGGACAGCGCCGCGTTGTATACGTGGCCGTTCGCTCTCACCCTCAACAAGACTCAAATGACGGGGAGCCTTAACTTTTCTCGCATCGATACCGCACGTCTCAAGCTTAAGTCGCCGTCAGGTGGTGCGAGCTCTATTTTGCGCGCGTACGGTGTTAACATGAACGTGTTGCGCATCATGGATGGCATGGGTGGTGTCGCTTTTGGAAACTAATATCTTCATTATATATTAAAAAATGGTTATCATTCCATTTATTCTATTTGTGGTCATGATTTACAAAGATGTCATGAATAGAAATAAATACTTTTCAGAAATAAAAGAATACATTCCAAAGTTTACAAATGTTTTAGACTTTGGTGCGGGTCGTTGTGAACTCAGTACATACCTGAAAAATAGAAACTACGTCACGAGTGTAGACATTTATTCAGGGTGTAAAGATGCCGACGTCTACGATGGATATACCTTGCCGTATGAAGATGATTCATTTGATGTCATCGTGTGTATGTTTGTTCTCCACCACATACCACATCACAAAAAAATCATTGAAGAATTAAAACGTGTGTGTGCGAAAAGAATTATTATTATTGAAGACATGCCACAAACATTTTATCAGTATCTTATTTCAAAGCTGCACTACCTTTTTTTCCGTCAACCTATGAGCACTATTGAAAACATGCACAATCCACAAACGTGGTGCAATCTTCTCGAAGAGAGAGGGAGGTGTACAATTAAACAACTGAAATCACACTCATTTATAAATCCAACACCACACTTTCTTATTGTTAAGGATTTTCATATGAAGAAATGGTAAACGCGTCATTATTCGACATGCTGACGATCCGCATAGGTATCACCGACGATACGACCCCCGCCGACCTTGACAGCTACTTCACGCGTGTGTGGCACAACCAACGGCAGGTGGTGCTTGTCATAGACACGACGCAGTGCTCACGAATCACCCTAGGTAAAGCGCTCACCATGCGACGCGTGCTCAACAGGCACCGCGCGAACACGCGAAAGTTTGTAGATCATAGCGAGGTTTTGGTGAAGGGTGCCCTTGTGAAGCGTATACTCCAAATTGCGGTACGTATTATAAGAACAGATAGACCCGTTAAAATTTCAAGAGTGTAATGCCCATAAGAGGCGTTCGAGTCTAATTTCATCGCACGCGCACTCGTCCGAATACCCCTCATCCCTCTGAAGGTGGCACGTGTCGCAACGAATGTCCTCAACCTCATAATCGGGGAGAAAACCATCCTTCTTGAGGAGGTCAGCGAGGGCCACTTTGACGTGGACGTCCACCCCCTTGAGGAGGTCTTTCGCCGCCTTGGTGCACGTCTTCACGTATGGGTGTTTCACGAGCACGAACGCTTTCATGGTGTGTTTATTGTTTGGGCGGTCCATCGCCAGAAGTTCTTTCGTGCGCAGCTGTATCTTCATCTCCGTATCCATGAGTTCTTCGAGGCGGGCACACTTCCCCGTCTCTAAAAATTCATCTACGATGTCCACCGAACTCTGACCGACCCCTTGGAGATTCGCAATGTCAGCGCCACACGTGATTTTCTTCAGGGACTTGATGGAGTCAGCAACGCGTGCGAAAGATGCGGAACGCCCTTCGTCGTCGTGCGCCGCGTAAGCCTCGCTGAGATTTTCAAAAAGTTGTACGATGTCCTTCATGATGATATGATGTGTGTCTGTGTATCTCATGTCTGGGGGGATTATTGTAAAAAAAATTAACTATAAGTATGACCCCCCTGTCAGACACCCAAATCAGGGCAAAGGTCCAACAGTTGCGCGTGCGACACGGAAAGACCTACGCACCCGTGCGCTATTTCAGAGGTCTGACGACCCTTCGTGATGTCGAACGACGGTATCTCAAAATGTTAAAGAAAACCTACACCCCTTTCCCTACCGATAAGGGGAAGAAGGTGCGCACATCTTCATACACCAGAAAATTTAGAAAGATGTATGGAGATGATGTGAAAACATTACCTCAAATCGCAAAAGCTACGGGTATCCCACTAGGTACCTTACGAACAGTCTATAACAGAGGTCTCGCCGCGTGGCGCACGGGACACCGTCCAGGGGCCTCCCCTCAACAGTGGGCGTACGCGCGCGTACACAGCTATGCTACAAAGGGCAAGACGTGGTACACGGCTGACAAAAATCTACACACAAAGTAATACCTATGTGGTGGCTCTTTAAGAAAATTAAATTATCAAACTCACATTCATGGACGTATTTGCTTGGTGAGTAATTTTTTTTGTTTATTCAGGTAATTATTAATTTGTTTGTTTCCCTCTCGAATCATGTTTTGAAGTTGTCGAAGTTTCGCGTTATTTTTTTGAGCAATTTCATTCATCAACTCTTTATCAGTCTTGTAGCGCCTGGACCTTTTTGTCTTCTTCACTGGAGTCGTCACACTGAGTCCAAGTTCTTTAGCCTTTTTACGCAAGTTCATTTATATATACGCGATAAAATAATGTGCGTAAAAATTAAGTGTACATGGCAACTTCATTATGGGACATCTTACCTCTCGAACTTCAGGAGATAATACTAGAAAAATCAGTAGAATTATGTCGTGAAGACTACATAAATGCTGGTATAGCAAAGCATAACCGAGCGAAAAAGAAACAGGGTCGGGGTCTGCTCACCACGGACATGATTCGCTACATACAATCCGGAACGGACGCGATGGAACTGATTAACTGGGCGTTCGAGACAGAGGTGCGCGAACTCGAACTCCTCGTAGACCCACCCGTGCACCTCCTGAACCGGGTCTATGATTACGATTACGCCGAATACTACGATGAATTTTTAAACAGAGCCATTGCGTACATAGAAAACCCAGAACACCGAGATGAATGGATTGTCCCAACGGAAGATTGCTGGTTGACCATGTTTACAAAGTTGAATGATTTTCATCGTAAACATGGACATCTGAACACACTCAATTATGACCCAAAATTGTACCTGTGGCTGGAACACCAAAAAGATAGAGATACCCACCTGTCGCGAGAACGACGACACTCTTTACAAACGCTCGGTGTAAGGTTGTCACCTGTGAGACGATGAAATCCAAACACCATTTTGGAGAGTCTTCAAAGCCCTGGGTGCGATTAGGTCGTGCATATTATAGATGATAATAATATATGCTATACAAACTTAAAATAGACAATTTCCCTAAAATGAACAGGGGGATGAGAGCGACGCAAGATATATTCCCAGGGGATGTTCTCGTAAAACTTCCACTCGACATGTGCATCGTAGTCGATGCATCTACCAAAAAACCTCAAGATGTGCGTGTAACTTATGAAAATTGGCAAAACATGGATTATTTTGAAAAAATTGCAACAATTATGATACTTGAATATGAACTTGGTCGAGAAAGTAAACACTATGTGTACCTACGAAGTTTTCAAAAAAATATGAATCTCATAGACACCTGGCAAAATGTAAGTGGTAAAATCCTGCGTTTGAAAAATAAACGTATCCATGAAAATATGCTTCGTCTCAAAAAGTTTTATTGGTGTGATAGAGACGTAGCACTTTATTTTTTAGACGTCGCTCGCTCTCGAGGTATATATAGCAAATATTCCTGTGCAATGTATCCAATGCTCGATCTTTTCAATCATGACGTCGAGAACACCAAAGAGTTTGATTACGATTTAAGGCGTGAAGGTGACGTATTAGTATTTAGGTCGACGAGGCGGGTGCCACGCGGTGAACAATTTTTTGTCTCATACGGAGCACTTAGTCCTGATGAACTTATATATAACTATGGTATCCAAACACCATCTTCCCACATTGATGACCATTTGTTTTGAAGTACAGGGTCTTGTAAGTGTGGATAATCTATGTTTACTAAAATTGTATGGTCATTCTTTGTGTTATTCTCAATATAGTGATACATCGCAGGTTCTAGAAGAAAACATTCACCCTCCTTTAAAGTGAATTTTTTATAAGGTATGCCACGTGTCTCGAGTACACCTATGAGACCAGACATTTTTTCATACTGTACATCTTTTAAAAACTGCACTTCATCTCCACCCGGTTTGAATAACAGGAATTCTTTCTCACCCCTGAGCATCATGATATATCTCGGCATGCAGTCAAAGTGTGATAAAATTCTATGTGGCGTAGACGCCATCCTAAATATAAGTTTTTCACCCTCTTGATGTGGAATGTTATATTTATCCCTTATCTTCTGAACTTGCGCTCCATACTTTTTATGAAGATATGGGTCAAAAACACTCCTACATTGTAAGAAAATATCATCGTTTTTATTTTTTCGAATGTCTCTAAGTGTACCCATGTATTCCCTTACTGGAATGATTCGTGGTGCAGTTTCATGTGTGCTCGCACATAAATTAGAGAAGTGAAACTCCTGAATTTTCACCGGAGGCTCCTTTGAGGGCCATAAAATAAAAACGATGACGATGAGGAACAAAAGCCACAACATACTAGTATATAATTATATTTTTTAATGACGCCCAGTCGCATTTACCAGTTTTACATATTTGTAATTTTGGTGGGTAATTATTCACCCCGGACACCCCTAGGCTTAACGAATCTATGAGACTCAATGCCCAGAATCGAACGGGTGTGAGGGACAAGAGGGCAAGTCACAAGGTACCTCCGTCCTCTCATTAACCCATCTTTCAGCATTGACCGCTGTATCACATGCTACTCCACCACCTAGGCGAGGTATAGTATGTCGGTATACCTGCTTTTTCTTTTCATAACACTTACAACTGCTCATACTTGACTTATTCGAATTAACCACATACTTGTATGGAACATTAGGCATATCCGACCAGCTACCAGAGCAATTCTGTGGACAATCATGGGTGTTGCAGTCGTACTCTGCTGTCAATTTACCACAAGGTACACCGCCATCTTTACCTCTAGGTGTAGCAATACCCCTTGTCTCAACGCGTTTCCCTCCACCAGGTGCACCCCCTGGGTATGACATACCAGGTGCCATATTAGATGTATTACACGCTGCGCTACACGTTTTAGCACCGGTAACGTCGTCCGTGTATAGAGTTTGACCACTCTCATTCGTACCTATAATTGAAGTCCATGGCTTCATAATACAATTTTGTATATCAGGTGCGTCGTCTGGACAGCTTGGCATATAACAATCTGTGGTATCAGAAGTGTTACATGTACCACCGTGCGCTGCGGGTGTATATCCAGAGAGTTCTCTTGTTTTGACACCCATTTGACCACAGTCTTCTGTAGCGTCCAGAGCACGCCCATCAGACATGCACGGTCCCCACGCAGACCACGTGCCACCGGTGCAATCAGTAGCCGGGGGTGGTCCTTCATCTTCATCTTCTGATGGTGATGTTACTAATTCAGCTTCAGTCATAGATACAGGGTCGCCATGGGCGTTACACGTCTCACTGGAGTTGTTCGTGTCAAGAACTGCGATGACTTCATCACTAATTCTTTGTTTACCCGAATTTAACGGTGTGATGTAAAATTTTATGTTCTGTTCCGCCAACCACCCCGAAGGTGCATTATTAAAATTAAAGGCATTATTCTCACCCCCTGCCTGTAACGGAAATGCCCATTTAGTAAGGTGATTATCTTTTGATGATGACACAGCAATTCTGTAATACGTCGCGAGGTCTTTGCACGCTCTAGATTCATCACTGTCTGTCCATTCCCATCTCAAGCCAGCTAGCCCCCCATTAGCTGAGTAACACGTCGATATAGCCTCTGAAAATAGCCCCGTACACTCTGGTGGGGCATCTTCGGCAGGTGGAATGTTGTTTCCTCCGCCTCCGCCTCTGGGGGTGGTGGTGGAGGTGGTGGTGGTGTTGGAGGTGGAGGCGGACTTCTTTGGCCACTCTAAACACTTGTCCATATCAAAATCATCGGGATCAAAAGACCCGCCTGTGCATGTGTATCCCAGTCCAATGGATGACATCATACAGAAGACACCGGACATTACCATGACAAGAACAAGTCCTGAGTCACCACTACTCATTATTATTATCCCATGAGATTTAAATCCTACACTGGATGGCAAAGCGATGATGGGATACTTTCCTAACGAAAAAAGATGACGATGAGGAACGGTAGCTAGTATTTTTTAATGACAACATTTGCAACAAACCGAATTACCACAAGCTCTCGACCACACATCTTTAGTATCACCATGGTGAGTTTCGCACGCCGCCCCAGTGGCATTTCCCTCTTTTCCTTCTGGTATTACGTATTTGTATTTTTGGCGGTACTGTGCTGCGCTCTTACATGAACACCCATCACAAACTTTGTTCTTATAGTACTCACCACCGTCCTTCACCCAGCTCCCGACACAATTCACCGGCGTTTCGGTGTATCCACATGCGCGCCACTCCGTGAGTTTAGGGCAGTTCAGGGGGTCAGTTGCGATTTTATAGTATTGCATGACACCATCGTCTTCACCAACTGGATAGTGTCCACCTGTATACTTGGTGTAAGAACTAGCATTAGCTGGGGGGTTGCTGTGGTCAAAATCATCCTTCACACATCCAAGGGTGTCATTTCTAAGGAAATCTGTAACGTAGGAATTGCAGTCAGGTGGTGGTGGCGCATCCGGAGGACATGGAACGGTGCACCCACGGGTGTGTGCCAAAACGCACGCACCCCCATCCTTGGCAGCGACGTAGTCTGCGGCAGATGTATCGAGGTTCCAGCTAATAAGACCATCACCACATTTATCAGGAGTACCGTCCAACACAACACCATTCCTGGTACAGGCGCTCGGTGGTGTGTACGTGTTCCCCTGACATGGTGTGGGGTTCAACGATGGCTGACTACCGACCGCTCCCAATGATGTGGCCATACCGAAATCAACAGGTGTTCCGTGGGCGTTGCACACTTCACTCGAGTTCTGTGTGTCCAGTTCATATGTCGCGGGACGTGTAATTTGTTCGTCAATATCGTTGAGAGGGGTTATGTAGAAACGAATATTTTGACTTTCTAAAAATCCACTAGGTGCATTTGTGAAAGCGAAAGAGTTCGCGTCCCGTCCTATAACCGCAGGGAACCTGTATCGCACATTGTGATTTGAACTACTCGAAGACACGACGACGTCGTATTTAGTTGTTTTTTCAATACATTTGTCTGCTTCCTCATTGTCTAACCATTTCCATCTAATACCAGCAGTGCCACTCTGTGATGAATAACACGTTGTAGTCGCTTCATTGAAAAATTGGGCTTCGCATGCGTTGAAGTCAGATGATGGCGTAAACACACTGGGGCCTCCGCCTCCGGGGGTGGTGGTGGAGGTGGGGGTGGTGTTGGAGGTGGAGGCGGACTTCTTTGGCCACTCTAAACATTTGTCCATGTCAAAATCATCGGAATCAAAAGACCCACCTGTGCATGTGTATCCCAGTCCAATGGATGACACCATACAGAAGACGCCTGACATTACCATGACAAGAACAAGTCCAGAGTCACCACTACTCATTATTATTATCCCACGAGATTTAAATTCTACACTGGATTGCAAAGAATATAATCCACGCGACGAGCACGTCGATACTGTAGTGTTCACGCGTGGCGATAGTCACCAATGAAGCGATGATGGGATACACCGGATACAACACTTTGCCAACGAAATACGAGGTCACGATGTTATACGTGGTGTGACCACTAAACATGTAATCGTTGCAGAAGGATAAAGGTGGATTGGGTGTACACGTCCCGGGTTTAGCCGCAGGTAATTGGGTGACGATGTTCGTCATCGCGCGCGCGGCGTACATGAACGTGAGGGTGAGCATGTATCGACTCTTGACGGCGTCCGTCCACCCCCCTGGACGGAACCAGTTGTACACCAAAAACAAAGTCGGAATGAGTCCCGTGAGGTCGTGAAGAATATCGTATTTACTAAGGTTGGGAAGTAGTTCAAAACCGATGTCCATCACCTTTCCACCATTCTTTTCACCGCGACGAGATGTGATGTAGTATCCGACGAGCCAGTTCGATGCAAGAGCTAAAATAAGTGCAATGTAAAGCCACATCTTCCTTATTACATGCCTAGAATTTTCTTTTTCTCTTCAAATTCCCTTTGTTCCCCTGGTGAAGGGATATCGTGTCCAGTGCGTAAGGCTTCAATCTCGGGTCCTGTGAGGAACATCCCATTGACACGGAAATCTCGGAACGCTTCCATCGTTATGGGCACAAGGGGTTCCACGAGTTCATAGATGGCGTTGGCGTAGTCGCGAATTTCCTTCTGTGCGCCCTGTTCCATGCGTAGCTGAAGGTAGTGCATCAAGTTGTGTAAGTTAATTTTCCAGTAGAATTCGGTAAAGGTGCTTTGTGGCAACACGCCACGCGCTTGTTCGCGACAACATCCTCCATCAAGGAGCTCATCATATACCCCGAAAGCTTCGTTCATGTGACGAGAGACTCGCTGTCGCAGGGTGTCGTCGAGGTCAACGATACCTTCGGACCCTTGATGATTCACCACGGATTGTCCCCGTAAAACGTTGGGTTCGTAGAATTCTTTCGGGACGACGGAGTAGCGGGCGGAAAGTTCATTGATACTGGCGGTTCGGTGACGCATGTGTTGTCTTGCGATGTAGATGGGCATTTTGATGTGGAATTTGAATTCCACCATCTCGAAGGGCGTTGTATGCCAGTGTCTAAGCAAATATCGTATAAGCCCCCTATCTCCTCGTGTTGTTTTAGTCCCATCTCCATACGAGACTCTCGCTGACTGGACGATGGCGTTATCCAAGTCCTTTTGAGGCATGTGGTCCACGAGGCGAACAAATCCTTCACCCAGGACATCTTTTTGCGCCATTTATATATAAAAAAAGTAAAAACTTTAATTAATAAGGATGCACATCATCCTAAAACCAAGTCCATGTATTGCGCACAAATACCGTGTGATTCTCCCAAACCACCGATGGGTTGATTTCGGGACGAAAACTGAAAAAGACTACACAGACCACAAAAATCCGAGATTGATGCGTGCGCGTCTTCTGAGACATGGGGCGGTGGTGTCTCGGAAGGTGCGCGTAGAACGCGACCCAGCTGAAATTCATAGAGAAATGCTGTACGTCACTACAAGTCGTACGGAAGATTGGGATGATATGTTTAGTGAAGAATACTGGAATCGTTGGCTTTTATTTACATACCCTACAGTGCACCAAGCGAAACTATTCATGACGATGCGACAAGGTGTTCTTTTCATGCCTGTGGCGGAAGATGGTTGGTACATTTGAAAATAATATTTTCATATTGTAATGAAGAAGTGTGCCGTTGATAGTGACCAAATTTTAATAAAAGAACAAGGCTGCACCAAGGTGAGCACCGACCTTTGTAAGTCTGGATACATGGCGAGGAGTGAAAATGTCGAGTTTCCAGTGAATGCAATCGACGTATGTTGTCGTTGCAAAGAGGGTGAAGCGTGTCCGTATTGTATTGATGAAGTCAGCTGTACAGAACACGAATTAGCTGAATTTGTTACAGGGGACGAGCAGTGCTTCGAAACACAATCTGAGCCGGAGTCGGAGCCGGAGCCGGAGTCGGAGCCGGAGTCGGAGCCAAAGCCAGAGCCAAAGCCAGAGCCAAAGCCAAAGCCAGAGCCGTTTAACATGCTGCTCATCTTGCCCATTGTTGCACTCTTACTTATATTAATACTTACATACCTGTAGACCCAAAGCCTCCATCACCGCGCTCGGTCTCTTTGATGGTTCCAACTTCTTCCACCTCGGGGGTTTCACACTTTTCGATGATGAGTTGGGCCATGCGGTCCCCCTTCTTGACTTCAAACACGTCATCTCCGTGATTGAAGAGAAGAACTTTGAGTTCACCTGTATAGTCGGGGTCGATGACGCCCGCACCAACCTGAATTCCGTGTTTTACCGCGAGACCGGAGCGAGGCGCGACGCGACCATAGGTGCCTACTGGCAAAACAACTGCGAGCCCCGTGCTGATAAGTGCGCGCGCGCCGCGAGGGATAGTAACATCTTCGCAAGAATATAAATCATATCCAACAGCACCAGCAGAACCACGAGTGGGAAGATGAACACCGTCATACAGACACTTCACTTTGAGAGGCATTTTATCTATAAAACGTACATTATTTTTATATAACTAATAATCAGATGATACCTGTGGTTAATCACGAACGCATGCAACGCCTGGCCCCAGAGCATGATGGAGGAATACAGTTTAACCTCAATACGGTTTCAATTTTTATTATAATAGCGGGTGTGTTATTATTATACAAACGCTACGTGGACGTTAATCGTAGTCGTCAACGATGGCATACTTAATGCACTCTTCAGGTGAAAGGTAAATATCTCTCTTCAGGAGTTTCTTCAACTTTTTTTCTGGAATTTTCGTCATAGATGTGTACGTGTTGCGAATCATATCCATAAATTTGGAACACGTCCGCATTTCATCCTTCATCTCTTCAAACTTCCCCCAAAACGCACCTGTGGAAAGCTGGTGAATGAGCACGTGTGCGTTACGACCTACCTTTCGTTCTTTACCACCGAGAAGCATGAACGTGGCCGCGGAACAGCAAGCACCTAAAGCGACGGTTATGGTGTGTACCCTACTCTTTTGAATGACATTCATCGCCGAGAAGCCCGAAAACAAGTCGCCGCCATCGCTCATGATGTTCACACGAATGGTCGGCACGTATCCTATGAGGTCACTGGACATTTTCAGCATCCAAGATTCCAACTTGCGAAATTTTTCAGTAAACTCTAAGATGTTTTCGGGTGTGATGTCTCCATAGTAGAAGATTTCGTTACCGACGACTTTTGTGACTTCAAGCACTTCTTCATCTTCTTCAGTTTCCTTGTTCAAGTAGGGCATTTTTCAGTTTCTTCTTAATTGTATTGACGTCCCTCGCTTTTAATTTATTTGTAAGACACAAATGATTCATGGTATCAAAATCTTGGGGTGTTATGTCATAACATAACATTTTATCATAGTACCCAAGACCTGCATATTTTTGTAATAAATTAAGTGCTTCTATGGAAATGTTATTATTACGCAGTTGAATGTTGTACAACTTTTTCGCGCGCATTTTATAATTTCCATGTTTTGTCCAACACGACCCAGGTCTGACTTTATCTTCACATAAAAGACCTTTCATGTGAAACCGAGGTATGGTAATGGCGCAGTGTGCAAAATATTGCATAAAGTTCCATTCGTTATTTGTGGAACTGTACATTATGTTATCAAAAATATCTGCATCTGAAAATGCCAGACTCGCACCGGCGGTATTCACATCTTTAGAGTCTGCGTAATTTTCTTGAAAAATTGACCACACGTGTCCGTGTTCATATAACTTTTCAGAATGAAATGTATATGTTGGGTCACACAATATTTTATATATAATATCCTTTGGGTTTTCAAAAACATCTTTCGTATCCGAACCCTCGAGATAGTGGAGATAGTCCCTAATGTTGCCACGACATCGCGTAGCCGCACCTTCGTCATACCTGTTCAGACACACGCGTCTGAGGGTTTCTGGTCCGTGACGTGGGATTTCAATAAATGTAAACCCCGGATATAAACAAAAATGTGATGATAACACAACCAAAGACCCCTCGGTGAGACGTTCACCTTCAGCGACTCGCTCCACCGCAGCTTTAATAATTAAATTATCTGGTTCATAATCTTCAATAAAAAGGTGTTTCGTTGACCCTTGAATCAGTTGTGAAAACAAACTCTTCGCACGTAACAGTTCGGTCGTGAGCTCTATGCTATTCATTTCATCTAACACGCACTCTCGTAGATACGTCTTCCCCGTGCCACACGCACCGTATATGAAGACGTTGTTATTCTCGGTGAGACATTGTTTTAATTTTTCTATGCGGTCACCATGAATATTTGTGGCGTCAGGGGGTTTCTTTTTTTGTGGAGTAATTTTAATAAACTTATCCATGAGTGATGCTGATAAAGATTTAACAGACCAAGCCTTGGAAGTCTTAGATACAAAGGTAATTAGTCCTTTAAAAAAGAAAATGTTCCCATATCTATGCGCAGTTGGGATATTTAATATAGTGATTCTTCTATTACTTATTTATCTTGTGGTGGCTCTTCGACGGCAATTTCCATCAGTTCCGCCCTCTTCTTAAGTTCTTCCTCGAGTTGTTGATTCTTCTTTGAGACTTGTGTTTTCCCACGCAACTCCTCGAGCTCTTTCTTTGTTTCATCTTGTTGTCTTTGTGCGATGGTGTCCACCACTTTTTTGAAAAACTTTTTCGGTGGAGGAGCTTCGGTGCCTTGGATTTTTTGAAGGTCGGTCATAAGTTCTTCTTTAGTTTTATCACTCTTAATTAACCCTTTCATCTTAGAGATGACTGAATTTTCCAACACCGCACTGAATGTTTGAATTGGATTGATGTGAATAATTTCGGGTTTCGTAAGTCGTTCATCGGATGGAAACTCCTTCTCAAACATAGCCAACACAGGACCTGGGATGGATGGGCTTTGTTCAATCAGTGTGTCGTACTCACCTTTCATCAATTCAACCATGTCCGCACCATCCCTTGAACGGTCCGAAAGTGGTAACGCCAACTCCAAACGCACCACCCGAGAAAA